GGAAGTTTTCCATAAGTCCGTGCAACCAAATCAATAAGAAAAGCATAATTGGGATCACTTTTGAAACCGTTCTAACCGTTTAGTTGCCTCCTCTTGTCCCTGTAATGCTTTATTAAGAAGTTTATCTTTATCTTCTCTTGAAAGCATACCAACCCATAAACAATTTGTTTCTGCATTTTGTAAAGATGAAGAAGGAACTAATTTAAGCTGTTCCCATGTTATTCCTTCATCCTGTGACCCATGCGTAATTACTTTACATAAAATTTTATCCTGGTTTTCGTGTATACTTTCCAATAATTCAGGCCTAA